TCAACGAGTGAATTTAAGTAACTGCTCTACGGTCATATTTTTAATTGCGCCCGGATTTACAAGAGTCCATCCCTGTTTTTCCAGATAAAAGCGGAAGGTATCCAGGGTGCAGACCATTGCGCCGTCAGGAACGGTTTCAGTGAATTCGACATTGCCGAATTTGTCGAAGTGAACAACCAGAGTGCGTCCATCACCCGGAATAATTTTGTCAGCGGGTGGGGTATTATTCTGACGCAGCTCTGCCTCCATGCGGTCGAACTCAGCGATGTAGGCCTCTTTGAATGCGGCGGCTTTTTTGCCGGTGAAGCCCATTACCAGGAAAACGAAGCCGTTTTTTGTGATCTGATATGCGTTATAGGTATTGCCACGGTGCTCAAATTTAACCCGCGAAAAGTTGCTGGTTAAAAAGCGTTCAGAACATTCGAGGGATTCTATTTTTTGAACAACGTGGTGATGTTGCTTGCCAAAGAATTCTGCGATCGCAATAGACGTAGTGACAGCGCGACCGTTTTCGATGGTTACATCAGGGTGAGAAAGGGTAGGGATAGTAGCCATGATGGCAGCCTCGATAGTCAGTTTAAATAACTCACCACCAAGGTTTTCCACGACCATAAGGGTGGTGAGACGTACAGGGGTGGAAATACCGGCGACTACCGAAACCGGCCAGCCTTGCGGCTGCCCTGCACGCCCCACCATAATCTGAATGTGGCTGTGCATTACGCATAAAAAAACCGCCTGAGCGCGGTTATGCGCGGTAATCATCATCGGGTTTCCACGCCCGGCACCCGTTTTATGAGGTGCAGGTGCACTATAATTCCACCCGTTCTGGTTTTCAATAGCTACATTCAACATTTTCTCTACCTTTCATCACCGAAGTGAACTTTGTTGATGCGGTGCCTGGTGCCTCCAGGTGACGTTAACCAGTTAACAATTAACGCCGGAGTATTTCACCCATAACCCTGCCACGAAGGACAATAGCTTTTTAACTGTTCCGCGTGCGCTCAGCCGCATTCACCGCATCACAAAATTCATTTTAAAAAGGGCGGACATCAGCCAGCAATGAAACTGATGCCGCCAAAAGGTAATCAACATGGGTTGTTGTAGCGGGGTTGTCACTCAGGCGTATGGTCAACCTGACAACCCGGTGTCACCAGTGGGGGTAAGGAAAACCCCGCCATACTTACCGCCGCGCCATTTCGCGGAGTGCCACAACCGGAAGCGCACGTTCGACGAAAATTTAACGACAGGCTATCTATGAACCATAAACCTCGCCGTGCGCTTTCGCGTTATGCCCTGACTTTTCAGGGATATATCCTTTCAGTAAACTGTCTGTGCCGGATTCTTATCCGTGTCCGGCGCACGACCACACGTGACAGCGTGTTGGTCTCCATTTTTAACCCAGAACCTCAATGGAGGATAAAATGCCAAACAAGCCAATACATCCGCTTATTGAAAAACAGATTGAATGCCTGGTTAATCAACTCAGGCAATCAGGGTTATTAAAAACTCATTCAGAGCTAGGGCTCACAGAATCGGCATTCGACGATAAATTAAATAATGCGCTTTATAATGGCATCATTGATTACAATCGTGGCGCTGGTCGCCGTGGCCCTGCTGGTATAGCTTTGTAATTACCAGGTAATCCATAGCGGATAGTGTTCAGCATAAATATAGCTATACACATCCAGGTTGTATTTGCGGTCTGTCCTTAGCAGGTCGCAAATACACGCCGCAGCTTCCAGGGCAGCAGCTTTGTTGCTGAATAACCATGTGGCAACATTCCAGCTATTCTCTGTATCCCATTCTTTCGCAAGCGCTGACACACTGAAGGAGCCGTTGGTGTTGCCATCAAATAACTCTGTTTCCAGATTTTTAAGTAATGCCTGATGAACGTTTGCCAGGTATTCAGTCGGAATTTCGCCACGAATTCGGATAAGGTTGTCATAAACAAACATGTTTCCCGCATATGGCGATTTTTCTTTCTTGTTTTTTAAACCAGCATCATGAGCAAACTGATCAATTTCTTCTTCCGTTGGTTTCGTATTGATGTTTTGCGTTATCGTTTCTGCAATGGGCTTTGCTTTATTTTCTACACAATGATTGTTTGTGAACGAATCTGAATACAGTCCGGTAAAAGAATTGCGGACATGATTTGATAAATTTCTGATGAACACTTTATCTACTAATATCATTGGGTTCCGCGCCAGTTGCGAGCGAATCACATCAGCGGCCATTTCCTGTATTGATATTGGTAAATCTTTAAATTCCATCGTCAGCCTCATCAGTCAGTGTTTCTTGCTAACCAGCGACGTGCGCCAGTTTCGGTTTTAAACGTTTTGCTTTTGGTATACGTCATCGCGGTGAACGTACCGTCCTGGTTGGGGAACACGCCACATACCAGAGATTCGCTGTTGCCAAGATCGATAGTATCCATGCTGACCTCATTTCCCCTTAACGCCGGGGTAGCGGAACTGTTTGCTGAGAACACCGTGCGGTGTCTTGATGAGTAGAATTTAGAATAACCTAAGAATGCTGGTCAAGCTTTTTATGTAGAAAAACCTAAGTTTCTTGATGTGAAAAACACAAGTATTTGAAAGTTTGTGCTTTTTATTACAGAGAGTGGCGAAAAAAGGGGGGGTTATTTATTTGCGCTTCTTTTGCGAGCTTTGAGTAGTTCTTCAAAAAGTTTGTTGAAATTCTCAACTCGAGCACGCATCTCTGACAACAGAGCCTTTTGCTCTGACTCAGGCAGTGCGTCGAACAGTTGAAGCAACTCTTTTTGATCTTCTGTCAGATTGACTGGCTGATTATCTGGGATCGGTTCGCCTGGTTGCTTATCTTCATCTCCAAAAAGAAGCCAAGTCGGCGAGCACTGAAGCGCCTGGCTCAGTGCGAATAATCTCTTCCCCGCTGGCTGTGTTTCATCTCTTTCCCATTGAGAGATTGTTACGTGAGCCACTTTGACCAGCTTACCTAATGCGGCCTGAGACAGTTTTAATTTTTTACGCCTATATAAGAGGCGAGCACCGAAGGTTTCGTTTTTCATATTAGGTAATTCTAATTTTTCTTGACTTAGGTTTCTCTACGATCTAGTTTCCTTAGGAAAATCTAAGGAGTTCGATATGTTGAAAATTGATGCTATAGCGTTTTTTGGCAGCAAAACAAAGCTTGCCAATGCCGCAGGAGTTAGGCTGGCAAGCGTTGCTGCATGGGGGAAACTGGTTCCTGAAGGTCGCGCGATGCGTCTACAGGAGGCATCTGGCGGTGAGCTTCAGTATGATCCCAAAGTTTATGACGAATATCGTAAGACGAAGCGGGCAGGGCGGTTGAACAATGAAAATCACTCCTGAACAGGCTCGTGAGGCTCTGGATGCCTGGATATGTCGACCAGGTATGACACAGGAGCGGGCGACGATATTAATCACTGAAGCATTCTGGGCTATGAAAGAACGCCCGAACATCGATGTTCAGCGTGTCACATCTGAAGGTGGCGCGGTTGATCAGCGAGCGCTTGGCGTTAATCGAGTGAAGATATTCGAACGCTGGAAGGCTATCGACACTAGGGATAAGCGTGAAAAGTTCACAGCGCTAGTGCCTGCAATTATGGAGGCTATCCGGATTAGTGATTTCAGGTTGTATCGTGAGATCAGTGATGGAAAAAGTATTACGTATATGATCGCCGGGTTAAACAAAGAATATGGCGATGTGGTGGAGTCCGGGCTGCTTTTTGCGGATCCAGCTGTTGTGGAACGTGAGACTGACGAGCTTATAGAAAAAGCTATTGCTTTCAAGCACGCGTATCGTCAGCAATACCAATATTACTTTGCAGATAAACAAATGTCTGCCAGGAGTTCGTATGAGTATCGATGCACTACGATGGGCTAAAAAGGTGAAAACCGGCAGTTCATCCAGTAAGTCAGTATTGACCTGGCTTGCTGATATGTGCGGTGCCGATTTGTGTGCATACCCGTCTGTATCTGCACTGGCAGAAGTAACGGAACTGAACAAAAAGACTGTGCAGGACAGCTTACGACACCTGATGGAGATTGGGTTAATTGTTGATACCGGTGAGAGAAAAGGCCGAACAAAGCAAATTGTGGTGTACCGACTTATCGGTGTTGAAGAAAGTGTTGCCGAGCCTGAATACCCCCAAAAACGGGGGGCTTTAAAGGTGGGTAAAATTGGTACTGTTAATAAGAACAGTACTGAAAATGGTTATGTTTCAGCACAAAACAGACCCAAAAACGGAACTCTTAGATGCATGGAAAATAACCAAAGACACCCAAATTTTCCATCAAAGACACCCAAAAACGGATCACGGAACCCAAAGGAACCCAAAGATCTAAACCCCACACATAACTCACGCGAGAGTGCTCCGACCTGTGAGCAGGAAGTTTTGTCGTTACAGGCTGCACCCCCTGTATTCCTGGATGGCCTGAGCGAACCCATCGGAAAATTTCCGATGACCGATAGCTGGTATCCGTCACGGGATTTTCGACGACGGGCTGCGTTGTGGGGGATAGCTTTGCCGGAGACAGAATTTACACCTGCTGAACTTGCCGCCTTCCGGGACTACTGGGCAGCGGAGGGGAAAGTGTTTACGCAGATTCAGTGGGAGCAGAAATTCGCCCGTCACGTAAATCACGTCAGGGCGCAGGTTAAACCAGTCAGCAAGGGGGTAAACCATGCAGCAGCACCAGGTGGCACCGCATCACGGGCAGTTCAGGAAATTCGGGCAGCACGTGAGCAGTGGGAACGTGAAAACGGATTTATCAGCGACGGAAACGGCCTGGAAGCTGTGGGAACTCATGGGGGAGGTTTATTCGAACCGCTGGACCCAGAAGAACGGGGCCGCACCTTCGAAGCTCTGGATTGCACAGATTGGCGCGATGACTGAGCAGCAAATCCGACAGGTCTGCCGCCAGTGCATGGACCGCTGCCGGGCGGGTGAAACATGGCCTCCGGACCTGGCTGAGTTTGTGGCGCTGATTTCGGAAAGCGGAGCCAATCCATTCGGTCTGACGGTGGATGCTGTGATGGAGGAGTACCGCCGCTGGCGCAATGAGTCCTGGCGATACGACGGAAGTGATAAGTACCCGTGGTCTCAGCCTGTGCTGTATCACATTTGCCTCGAGATGCGTTCAAAGGGAATTGAGCGCCAGATGACCGAAGGGGAATTAAAACGGCTTGCAGAACGGCAGCTGACGAAATGGGCAAAGCATGTTAGTAACGGCCTGAGCGTTCCGCCAGTCCGGCGACAACTGGCGGCACCCAAACGCCCGTCGGGGCCAACGCCAATTGAGTTGCTGAAACAGGAATATGAACGCCGGAAAGCGGCTGGGTTTGTTTGAGTTGAGAAGTAATTTTTATCGGGAGGGAATTTATGGAGACTGTTTTTGACGCACTGAAAGCGATGGGAAAAGCCACGTCGGTAGAGCTGGCTGCGCGACTTGATGTCAGTCGTGAAGAAGTGCTGAACGAGCTGTGGGAACTCAAAAGAAATGGCGTCGTTGATAAAACTGGTCACACCTGGTTTCTGGCTGGCGAAGGTGAATCCTGGGTAACCGAAGAGCGGCCAGTAAAATCTGAAGCACAGGATATGCTGACCGGGGAGGTCGAACAAAAAGTTACCGCAGACATGATGATTGAGTTTATCGGTCAGGAGGGGGCTAAAACGTGTGAGGAGCTGGCGAGTAAGTTCGGTGTCAGTACTCGCAAGGTTGCTTCCACGCTGGCGGTGGTAACCGCAACGGGGCGGCTGGCACGCGTTAATCAGAACGGTAAATTTCGTTACTGCATGCCGGGCGATAAGTTACCAGCAGAGCCGAAATCCGTGCCGGTAACGGAAAATGATGGTAAAGCCTTTCCTCAGCCAGCAGGTGTTGCGTTACCAGTACAGGAGGCTGCAACACAGGAAGATATTAAAACAGAAACTGTGGCTGATATGGTGCAATCGTTGCCATCGTTTACTGAAACGCGAGCGGATGACCTGGTTTTACCATCGCTGCATATGGCAAACCGCGAATTGCGTCGGGCGAAAAGTCATGTCCAGAAGTGGGAGCGAGTCTGCGCCGCGCTGCGGGAGCTGAACAAGCACCGGGATATGGTTGCCGGGATTTGTCGGAAGTCCGGGCAATGAGCGGATGGTGCAGGCCTGAAATTATGATACTAACAATGAAGGTAAAATGCATCGGCAGTCTGATTGGTCGTAGTGAGGCGGCGGTCAGGATGAAAGCCCGGGTTAAGGGAATAAGCCTGATTCTGCGGGGTGATTTTCACCAGTCAACAAAATATCCGTAGCGCGATAACGGTCAAAAATCATGGCGCTGACACTTTTGTGCCACTGGAGATGACTGTACCTAAGTTCAGGGGATAAGAACACGTCCGGTGGGATGGTCGGGCCAGATTTAAAGGGCAGGTCATGGCTCCAGCCTGTACGCTGGCAATGGAGGCTGCCTGGCGGGAAATTGATATGGGAACCACGCCACTCAGGGATTTACTGCCGGCCCAGAGAATAAATTCCTGTTACGGTTACACCACTGTGATCTTGCAAGTGCAGGAAAGTAGGTCTACACGGTAACGCGAGTGCGTGTAACTTTTGATGTCATTTCCGTAGAAACACCGGACAAATTTTCGCTGACAGGTCATGCTGAAGGTATAAATCTGCAGATTATGGACAATTACGGATATCCGGCAAGAGCCGGAAAAAGCATGCCGTCTCTAATTCTCAGTGGAAGATGGACTTGATTATACTCATTGCATTGTCAGAAATAGTTATCCATTAAAGGCTGGCTATTCCAAACAGGATGTTGATTACAAAAATGTAATCAACATGTAAGGTTTATATTCTTCAATATGTGTATAATTTTCCTTATTTTGTTAACTTTAAATAACAAGCTATGCACGAGGTAAAGTCGGGTAAGTTTATCTGGATGTAATATATATTATTTATAGTGTTTATAACTTTATTTCATGATAACCAATAAAAGGAGCTTTTTATGAGGAACATAATGGCTGGTTTTTTAATATTCCTGTCTTCAGCTGCTTATGCTGATATCAATCTGTATGGTCCTGGTGGCCCGCATACAGCCTTGCTTGATGCAGCCAAACTTTATGCCGAAAAAACAGGTATTATAGTGAACGTTCATTACGGCCCACAGAACAAATGGAATGAAGATGCCAAAAAAAATGCAGATATCTTGTTTGGCGCATCAGAACAATCTGCTCTGGCTATCATTCGGGACCATAAAGACAGCTTCAGTGAAAAAGATATTCAGCCTCTTTATCTGCGAAAAAGTATTTTACTGGTAAAGAAAGGTAATCCTAAAAATATCCGGAGTATTGACGACCTGACCAGACCCGGGATTGGCGTAATTGTTAATGATGGTGGTGGTACCAGTAATACATCAGGCACTGGAGTCTGGGAAGATATTGCCGGACGTAAAGGGAATATAGAAACTGTCGCCGCAATCCGAAAAAATATTATTTTATATGCACCCAATAGCGGAACTGCACGTAAGGCTCTTGAGAATCAGCCTGGAGCAGATGTCTGGATAACCTGGGCTGACTGGGCAGCCAGTAATCCAGAAATTGGTGATGTCGTGGAAATAGCGCCAGACTACGTGATATGGCGTGATATGAACATTACAGTACGTCAGGATGCAAATGATGAAACCCGTCGATTTGCAGAATGGCTACAAACCGATGAAGCGGCGCCTGCATTCAAAAAATATGGCTGGACCAGGAAAGGCACTTGACATCCTCCACGTCCATCAGGACGTGGATTCTTTTTCCGGATGCCGCGCCAGCGGCATGTAGGGGCAGCTCACAAAACGGAAAAAATTGTACGCTAAGCATCGCCTATGGGAATTCCCATATCGGGCGAAAACGGTTTGCTGTAACGGCAGAGTTAAGTAGAATTGCTGCGGGTGCTTGAGGCTATCTGCCTCGGGCATGAACACCAACGGCAGATAGAGAAAAGCCCCAGTTAACATTACGCGTCCTGCAAGACGCTTAACATTAATCTGAGGCCATATCTATGCGACACATAGAGATTAGCCTCTTACGGACCGAAAGGTCAAGGAGAAGCAGGCTATGAAGCAGCAAAAGGCGATGCTAATCGCCCTGATCGTCATCTGTTTAACCGTCTTAGTGACGGCACTGGTAACGAGGAAAGACCTCTGCGAGGTACGAATCCGAACCGGCCAGACGGAGGTCGCTGTCTTCACAGCTTACGAACCTGAGGAGTAAGAGACCTGGCGGGGGAGAAATCCTTCGCCACCTCTGATGAGTCAGGCATCCTCAATGCACCCACACTTAACCCGCTTCGGCGGGTTTTTGTTTTTATTTTCAACGTGTTTGAAGTTCTGGACGGTGCCGGAATAGAATCAAAAATACTTAAGTAGCGCGCAGGGAGAAGAGGGATGGACCCCGAACAGGGGAGTGCTATTTATCTGGAAGGATTCTGTTGATGAAAATCGAAGAATTACGTGAAATTTTTAGTGAAGATGGCCTCTATACTGTGCGCGTTGAGAATGGCGCAATTGTCAGCCACTGCCGTATTAAATGTTTACAGTCTCAACAAAGGAAGAGTGGAGCTGCGTTAATTCATTTGGTGGATGGGCTTGTGACGGATGGTTTTATTTTGCGTGCAAATGAATTTGTCACATCGTTGCCGTCTCTGAAAGAAGCTGGGATTAAGGCTGGTTTTTCTGCTTTTGAAGATGAGTGAATTCATCTACAATTCAGCGCAGGGCTGAACCCCTGTTGAGTAACACTGTGCCACCGGAGAAAGCCGATGGCGCACGATACCAAATCACACAATTCTGATGATTCTGCCGTCTTTGCCAGCAGGCACGGGCGGCGTTCTCGCACTTTCAAATCTGACTGGTTCCAGCATGACCCATGCACTGAAGAACAGGCCGAGTGGCTAATTCAGTGCTACCGCAGACACGGATACGAGATTAAGAAAGCCCTCAGCCTCGATTATCGTCACAGGATAATCTCCGTCAGGCTTCCTTACTCTGAACGCCCACCGCGTCCGTCCCGCACATTCCAGCAACGCATCTGGAGGTAACGTGCGGGTATTACTTCGACCTGTTCTGGTACCGGAACTCGGGCTGGTGGTCCTTAAGCCAGGTCGTGAATCCATGCCGGTATTCCACAATACCCGGGTATTGGTGGAGCCGGAACCGAAAAGCATGCGTAATCTGCCGTCCGGGGTCGTTCCTGCCGTTCGCCAGCCGCTGGTGGAAGACAAAACATTGCTGCCGTTTTTCAGTAACGCACGGGTGATTCGTGCTGCTGGTGGTGCTGGTGCATTGTCTGACTGGCTGTTGCGCCATATTAAATCCTGCCAGTGGCCACACGGCGATTATCACCACAGTGAAACCGTCATTCACCGTTATGGCGCTGGCGCGATGGTGTTGTGCTGGCACTGCGACAACCAGTTGCGTGACCAGACATCCGAATCACTCGAGCAACTTGCTCATCAAAACCTGTCAGCATGGATGATTGACGCCATCGGTCACGCAATAAGCGGTACGCAGGAGCGTGAATTATCTTTGGCTGAATTATCCTGGTGGGCGGTCCGCAATCAGGTGGCGGACGCGCTACCGGAAGCGGTATTACGTCGTTCGCTGGGGTTGCGTGCGGAAAAAATCCGCTCAATGTACCGTGAAAGCGACATCGTACCGGGAGAGCAGACCGCCACCAGCATACTGAAGCAGCGCACAAAAAATCTTGCGCCGCTGCCTCACGCCCACCAGCAAAACCCGCCACAGGAAAAGACGGTGGTCAGCATTGCTGTTGATCCGGAGTCACCGGCTCAGTATCTCCAGCGCCAGAAACCACAACGGGAAGAGATGCCTGTATACACACGCTGGGTAAAAACGCAGAAATGCATGACGTGCGGTAATCAGGCAGATGATCCGCATCACATCATTGGTCATGGACTGGGAGGGATGGGAACAAAGGCTGATGATTTGTTTGTTATTCCGCTGTGCCGTAAATGTCATCACGAACTGCACGCCGGGGTAAAAGATTTTGAAGAAAAACACGGCAGCCAGCTGTTGTTGCTGATTCGTTTTTTAATGCACGCGAGAAATTCGGGTGTCCTGAAGTGGAAAGCATGAATGACTGAACGCATAGAATTTGTTTTGCCTTACCCGCCGACGGTGAATACCTACTGGCGACGTCATGGCAATACGTATTTCATCTCGGAAGCCGGAAAGCGTTATCGCCGTGATGTGGCGCTAATTGTTCGCCAGCAGCGGCTGAAATTAAATCTGTCCGGAAGGCTGGCGATAAAGGTTATCGCAGAGCCGCCGGATAAGCGCCGTCGTGATCTGGACAATATTCTGAAAGCACCGCTGGATGCGCTGACGCATGCCGGACTTCTCATAGACGACGAGCAGTTTGATGAAATCAATATTGTGCGCGGACTGCCTGTTCCTGGTGGTCGGCTGGGGATAAAAATCACAGAACTGGAGTGCGCATGAATAACCAGTATTTACAGTTTGTGCGTGAGCAGCTCATTATCGCTACCGCTGATTTGAGTGGGGCAACAAAAGGTCAGCTTGAAGCCTGGCAGGAGAATGCCATGTTTGATACAGGGCGTTACAGGCGTAAAAAAATCCGGTACCGCGATGAAGTGACTGGAAGAATGATAACGCGGGATAGTCCACCGATACCGGGAAAACAATCACTGGCGAAAGGCTCATCAATTGCTCTGGTAAGTCAGGTTGAGTTTTCGACATCATCATGGCGACGGGCAGTTCTGTCTCTTGAAGAACATCATAAAGCCTGGTTGTTGTGGTGTTACAGCGGGAGTATTTGTTGGGAATATCAGATCGCGATAACACAGTGGGCGTGGAATGAATTTAATACTCAATCCGGTACCAGAAAAATTGCAGGGAAAACGCAGGAACGCCTGAAAAAATTAATCTGGCTGGCGGCGCAGGCAGTAAAAGCAGAACTTTTTGGTGGGGAAGGTTATGAATACCAGGAGCTGGCATTACTGGCGGGAGTGACAACTAAAAACTGGTCCAAAACATTTACTCGTCACTGGGTTGCAATGAAACACATTTTTCACCGACTTGATAGTGAGGCTTTATTGTTTGTAATGAGAACACGTTCAAAACAAAAGGCGGCATTTTCAAAGCAAAGTGTTGCAAAAGTAGATTGAAAGGCATATATTTCATGCAAATCTGATATTTTGCCGATTTTGTACGTGATGGCAAAAGCAAACAAAACCCGCCCACAAGCGGGTTTTTTGTGCCACTTATCTCGGATAGACATGGTGAATGCGCTGGTGGAGGAGGTAAGGGTGATTTTTAACCAGGTGATTTTTGAATGCTTGCAACATTGATTTCGTAACGTTATTATCCTGCGCCCGGCCCTTTAGCTCAGTGGTGAGAGCGAGCGACTCATAATCGCCAGGTCGCTGGTTCAAATCCAGCAAGGGCCACCAACCGCCACTAGCTCATCAGGAAAGAGCGTCAACCCTTTAAGTTGAGTGTGCGAGGTTCGAGTCCCCGGTGGCGGTCCAGTGCCGACTTAGCTCAGTAGGTAGAGCAACTGACTTGTAATCAGTAGGTCACCAGTTCGATTCCGGTAGTCGGCACCATATGCGGGCATCGTATAATGGCTATTACCTCAGCCTTCCAAGCTGATGATGCGGGTTCGATTCCCGCTGCCCGCTCCAGTTAGAGTCTTTCAGTCTGCGATGATGGGAAATCCCGGAGTGACTGAAAGACGTTTAAGTTATGAATGATCGCCTTTTTTTGCAAAATTGCTGTGCAGAAATACTAACCTTCGGGCAGGCGATCATTCATAAGCACTCTGCTTTTATTCCGATTAACTGTGGTTGGTTTGTTGGATAGAGTGCTTTCCTTTCTGTATATATCGTTTCGCCCGCTTTTGCGGGTTTTTCTTTTCAAATCCCTTTCATTTCTCAGTGTAAAACTACGCCATCCGTTATTTGCGGAGGTGAGGCTATGAAATCCATGGACAAAATTTCAACGGGCATTGCCTACGGCACCTCCGCAGGCAGTGCTGGCTACTGGTTTTTACAGTGGCTTGATCAGGTCAGTCCTTCACAGTGGGCTGCGATTGGTGTACTGGGGAGTCTGGTTCTGGGCTTCCTGACTTATCTGACAAATCTGTACTTCAAAATCAGAGAAGACAAGCGTAAGGCTGCACGGGGAGAGTAATTCAATGACTCAAAACTATGAACTGATTGTGAAAGGGATCCGCAATTTTGAGAATAAAGTTACGGTAACTTTAGCGTTACGGGACAAAAAACGCTTTGACGGTGAAATTTTTGCCCTGGACATCTCGCTGGACCGTGTTGAAGGTGCCGCGCTGGAGTTTTATGAGGCAGCAGCCAGAAGGAGCATCAGACAGGTCTTCCTGGATGTTGCTGCCGGGTTATGTGAAGGGGATGAGCAGTCGCCGGAAAAGCGCCCCGTAATTTTAGATGCGCAGAATGTGTGGATAACCTACAAAGGAAAGCTACTAGGAAGAATTACTGGTTCTCTGAAGACTCCTCCGGAATCACAACCTTAAGTCACTGACCGGAACAGATAAACCTGTCCGTGGGCAGAAACCGATAAATCCTGATAAATATCCATGAACGCAAAAATCAGATACGGCCTGTCGGCTGCCGTTCTGGCACTGATTGCCGTCGGTGCGCCCGCGCCTGATATTCTCGACCAGTTTCTGGATGAAAAAGAAGGTAACCACACAACGGCATACCGCGATGGGTCCGGCATCTGGACCATCTGTCGGGGTGCCACGATGGTGGATGGAAAACCCGTTTTTCCCGGTATGAAACTGTCGAAGGAAAAATGCGACCAGGTCAACGCCATTGAGCGTGATAAGGCGCTGGCATGGGTGGAGCGCAATATTAAAGTACCACTGACCGAGCCACAAAAAGCGGGTATCGCGTCATTTTGTCCCTATAACATTGGCCCCGGTAAGTGTTTTCCGTCGACGTTTTATAAGCGGCTGAATGCTGGTGATCGTAAAGGTGCATGCGAGGCGATTCGCTGGTGGATTAAGGACGGTGGCCGTGATTGCCGCATTCGTTCAAATAACTGTTACGGTCAGGTTATTCGTCGTGACCAGGAAAGCGCATTAGCCTGTTGGGGAATAGATCAGTGAGCAGAGTCGCCGCGATTATTTATGCTCTGGTTATCTGCACTATCGTCTGCCTGTCGTGGGCGGTCAATCATTACCGTGATAACGCCATCGCCTACAAAGAACAACGTGATAAAAAAGTCAGTGAGCTGAAGCAGGCGATCGCCACCATCGCTGACATGCAGCAGCGTCAGCGTGATGTTGCTGCGCTCGATGCAAAGTACTCGAGAGAATTAGCCAATGCGAAAGCTGAAAATGAAACTCTGCGCGCTGATGTTGCCGCTGGCCGTAAGCGCCTGCGGGTCAATGCCAGTTGCTCCGCAGCCGTGCGTGAAGCCACCGGACCCACCAGCGTGGATAATGCAACCATCCCCCGACTGGCAGACACCGCTGAACGGGATTATTTCACCCTCAGAGACCGATTGATGACGATGCAGATGCAACTGGAAGGGGCGCAGGAATATATCCGCACTCAGTGCATTAAGTAGCCTTTTTATCGTGGTAAACATTTCGCAGGGTATGAGGTATTTATGCCATCACGAATCCCACGCGCCTGCCGTAAGCGTGGATGTGCAGGTACAACCACAGACAGTTCTGGTTACTGCGATAAACATCGTGGCGAAGGATGGGTACAGCATCAACGCGGACTGAGCCGCCACCAGCGTGGCTATGGCTCGAAATGGGATGCCACACGTGCGCGCATACTGAAGCGTGATAATCATCTGTGTCAGAACTGCCTGCGCAATGGGAGAGCCGTTGAAGCCAGAACTGTGGACCACATCATTCCGAAAGCTCATGGTGGCACGGATGCAGACAGTAACCTGCAGAGTCTGTGCTGGCCCTGTCATAAAGCAAAAACAGCGCGCGAACGCATCAATTGATAACAGTTCCCATCTGTAGGGGAGGGGCGGGTCAAATCTCTGCAACCCTGGCTGCTCAGTACCGCCGCCTGACCCTTCCTCACATCGCCGCAGGTTCGAAAACTTTTTTTGGAAATGTGAACAAACGATTGATAGGTAAGACCGATTATGTCAGGACCTCCGAAAACCCCGCCACGCCTGCATTTGATACGAGGCAACCCCTCAAAGCGCCCCGTTAAAGACCCCAAAAAAACCGCTAAAAAGGATGAAAAAGGTCTTCCTAAAATTCCGCAGCATTTAGGGGCACAGGGGAAGTACTGGTTCAGGCGAATGGCGGAAGAGCTGAATGCGGAAGGGATCATTTCTCAGCTTGATGCGCGTGCACTCGAGTTGCTGGTGGAAGCCTACACCGAATATCGGCATCACTGCGAAACACTAGATGTTGAGGGGTATACCTACCGCACGAAAACGCAGAGCGGTGATGTACTGATTAAGGCGCACCCCGCGGCGGCAATGAAAGCGGATGCCTGGAAGCGGATCCGGGCAATGCTTGCAGAGTTTGGTATGTCACCGGCAAGCCGGGCTAAAGTAAATATCGCCGGACCGGATGATGTTGATCCGCTGGCGGAGCTTTTAAAAGCGAGAGACTGATGGCAAAAGTGGCTGACGGGATCCGCTACGCCGAACGTGTTGTTGCAGGAGAAATTGTTGCTGGCGAATTTGTCCGCCTGGCCTGCCAGCGTTTTCTTGATGATCTGAAGTACGGCGAAGAGCGGGGGATTTATTTCAGTGAACCCCGTGCGCAGCACATCCTGAATTTCTACAAATTTGTGCCTCATGTAAAAGGGGCGCTGGCAGGCCAGCCCATTGAGTTGATGGACTGGCATGTATTTATCCTCATTAATATTTTTGGTTTTGTCATTCCGCTGGTCAATGAAGAGACCGGAGAAGTTGTCATGCGCAGCGATGGCAGCGGACGTCCGGTGATGGTGCGCCGGTTCCGGACGGCGTACAACGAAGTCGCCCGTAAAAACGCAAAATCAACTCTGTCATCGGGTATCGGCCTGTATATGACGGGGGCAGATGGTGAAGGCGGAGCTGAGGTGTATTCAGCCGCAACCACGCGTGACCAGGCCAGAATCGTGTTTGAAGACGCCAAAAATATGGTCAGAAAAGCCCGGTCGACACTCGGGCGGTTGTTTGATTTCAACAAGCTGGCGATTTACTAGGAGCAGAGCGCATCAAAATTTGAACCGCTTTCTTCGGATGCAAACAACCTGGATGGTCTGAACATCCACTGCGCCATTATTGATGAGCTGCATGCACATAAAACCCGTGACGTGTGGGACGTTCTGGAAACGGCAACCGGTGCCCGTCTGCAGTCCCTTTTATTTGGTATCACCACGGCAGGGTTTAACAAGGAAGGGATTTGTTACGAGCAGCGTGATTACGCCATCAAGGTATTGCGTGGCTATAACAGCGACGTGGAGGGCGCTGTAAAAGACGACTCCTACTTTGCGATTATTTACACCCTCGATGAGGGAGATGATCCGTTTGATGAAACGGTCTGGCAGAAAGCAAATCCCGGCCTGGGCATCTGTAAACGCTGGGATGATCTGCGTCGTCTGGCGAAAAAAGCGAAAGAACAGGTCTCTGCGCGGGTGAATTTTTTTACCAAACACATGAATGTGTGGGTAACAGCAGAGTCTGCCTGGATGGACATGATTAAGTGGGAGAAGTGCGAATACATTGCCCCACGACATGAGCTGAAAACGTATCCCATGTGGGTCGGCGTTGACCTTGCTCATAAGATTGATATCTGTGCGGCGGCAAAACTCTGGCGAACGGATAACGGGCATGTTCATGCCGATTTTAAATTCTGGCTTCCGGAAGGACGGCTGGAACGATGCTCGCGGCAGCAGGCAGAACTTTACCGGAAGTGGTCGGAGATGGATAAGCTGATTCTGACGGATGGTGATGTTATCGATCATGCTCAGATAAAAAGTGACTTACTGGAATGGATTGGTGGTGAAAACCTCAGGGAACTGGGATTTGACCCGTGGAGCGCGATGCAGTTCAGCCTGGCACTGGCTGAAGAAGGGATACCGCTGGTGGAGGTTCCGCAGACGGTTCGCAATCTGTCAGAGGCCATGAAGGAAACGGAATCACTGGTCTATGCCGGGCGTTTCCATCACAGCAATCATCCGGTCATGAACTGGATGATGTCTAACGTTACGGTAAAACCGGACAAAAACGACAATATCTTCCCGAATAAATCCACGCTGGAAGCCAAAATCGACGGCCCTGTTGCGATGTTTACAGCAATGAGCCGGATGCTGGTCAATGGTGGTGAACCGGAGCTGGATCTGTCTGAACATCTGGTCAGCGTGGGCATCCGCTCGCTTTAACCGAGGTCATTATGTTTCTGATAATTCTCGCGCCACTGGTGGGCGTGCTGGGTGCGCTTTTGCTGGCGTATGGTGCCTGGCTGATTTATCCCCCGGCGGGTTTTGTTGTTGCCGGGGTGCTGTGCCTGTTCTGGTCGTGGCTGGTGGCGCGATATCTCGACCGTACACAGCCGTCTGTCGGCGGAGGTAAATAGTGTTCTTTTCGGGATTATTTCAACGAAAAAGTGACGCGCCGGTGACCACACCAGCAGAGCTGGCGGATGCCATCGGGTTGTCTTACGACACCTATACCGGAAAGCAGATCAGCAGTCAGCGGGCCATGCGACTGACGGCGGTTTTTTCCTGCGTCAGAGTGCTGGCAGAGTCGGTCGGGATGTTGCCCTGCAATCTGTATCACCTGAACGGCAGCCTGAAACAGAGGGCCACCGGCGAACGTCTGCATAAGCTGATCTCCACGCATCCCAATGGCTATATGACGCCGCAGGAGTTCTGGGAGCTGGTGGTCACCTGTCTGTGCCTGAGGGGAAACTTTTACGCCTACAAAGTGAAAGCATTTGGCGAAGTGGCTGAACTGCTGCCCGTCGATCCCGGTTGTGTGGTACCGAAGCTTAACAGTCGCTGGGAGCCGGTCTATCAGGTCACATTCCCGGACGGTTCCACGGATGTACTGAGCCAGGAAGATATCTGGCATGTGCGCACGTTGACGCTGGACGGTCTGGTGGGACTGAATCCCATCGCCTATGCCCGCGAGGCAATATCGCTGGCAGCAGCGACCGAAGAGCACGGGGCCAGACTGTTCAGCAATGGTGCGGTGACGTCCGGTGTGTTGCGTACAGAACAGACGCTGTCGGATCAGGCTTATGAGCGCCTGAAGAAAGATTTTGAGGAGCGTCACACCGGGCTTGGCAATGCTCACCGCCCGATGATCCTTGAGATGGGGCTGGACTGGAAGTCGATGGCGCTGAACGCCGAGGACAGCCAGTTCCTGGAAACCCGCAAGTTTCAGCTTGAAGAAATCTGTCGTCTGTTCCGGGTGCCGTTGCACATGGTGCAGAACACCGATCGCGCCACCTTCAACAATATCGAAGAGCTGGGGCTGGGATTTATCAACTATTCACTGGTGCCGTATCTGACCCGCATCGAACAGCGGATCAACACCGGACTGGTACGAAAAAGTAAGCAGGGCGTTTATTACGCCAAATTTAACGCCGGGGCGTTACTGCGCGGGGATATGAAGTCCCGTTTTGAAGCCTACGCCACCGGGATCAACTGGGGAATTTACTCTCCCAATGACTGCCGCGACCTGGAAGATATGAATCCGCGTCCCGGTGGGGATGTCTATCTCACACCGATGAACATGACCACGAAACCCTCCGATGGCAGTAAAGCCGGTAAGCAGAAGGATAACGCCAATGCAGACGAAACAACGTCTTGATGTACCGCTGAGTCTGAAATCTGTCAGTGACTCCGGTGAGTTTGAAGGGTATGGCTCCGTCTTTGGTGTAAAGGACAGCCACGATGATGTGGTGATGTCCGGGGCATTTGCTGCTTCCCTGCGGGCGTGGAGTGACAGAAAAGCGTTACCTGCGCTGCTCTGGCAGCACCGCATGGATGAACCCATCGGTGTTTACACCGAAATGAAGGAAGACGATGTCGGGCTTTACGTCAGGGGACGGTTGCTTATTGATGATGATCCCCTTGCAAAACGCGCACATGCACACATGAAGGCCGGTTCGTTAACCGGCCTTTCTATTGGGTACGTCCTGAAAGACTGGGAATACGACCGGAGCAAAGAAGCCTTTCTGCTGAAAGAAATCGACCTCTGGGAAGTCAGCCTGGTGACGTTCCCGTCTAACGACGAGGCGCGGATCAGCGACGTCAAGAACGCACTGGCCCGCGGGGAAATCCCCGAACAGAAAAAAATCGAAAGAGTCCTGCGTGATGTCGGACTCTCCCGTACCCAGGCCAAAGCATTCATGGCCGGGGGCTATGGCGCACTGTCCCTGCGCGACGCTGAGGATGTGGGCTCTGCACTGAATGCACTGAAAAATCTGAACTTCTAATCAGGAGAAATACGATGGCGGTTGATATTAAAGATGTCGAACAGGTCGCGCAGGAGCTGCAGCAGAAGTTTGACGACTTCAAAGCAAAGAACGACAAGCGCGTGGATGCGATTGAGCAGGAAAAAGGCAAACTTGCCGGGCAGGTGGAAACCCTGAACGGGAAACTCAGCGAGCTGGAAAACCTCAAAAGCGATCTTGAAAAAGAGCTGCTTGAGCTGAAACGTCCGGCAGGTGGTGCGCAAAATAAACTGGCCACCGAGCATAAAGAAGCGTTTGTGGGCTTCCTGCGTAAAGGCCGTGAAGATGGTCTGCGCGATCTGGAGCGCAAGGCATTACAGGTGGGCACCGATGAAGACGGCGGCTATGCCGTGCCGGAAGCACTGGATCGCAACATTCTCACCCTGCTGAAAGATGAAGTGGTGATGCGCCAGGAAGCCACGGTGATCACCGTTGGTGGTTCCGACTACAAAAAACTGGTGAATCTGGGCGGCACGGCTTCCGGATGGGTTGGCGAGACTGACGCGCGCTCCCAGACTGCCACCTCCAGACTGGGCCTGATTGAACCTTTCATGGGGGAAATCTACGGTAACCCGCAGGCCACCCAGAAAATGCTGGATGATGCCTTTTTCAACGTGGAAGCATGGATCAACAGCGAGCTGGCAACCGAATTTGCCGAACAGGAAGAAATTGCCTTTACCACCGGCGATGGTACCAAGAAGCCGAAAGGGTTCCTGGCGTATGAGTCCACGGATGAAACCGACAAGGTCCGGGCGTTCGGCAAACTTCAGCATATTGTATCCGGCGAAGCGACGGCGGTGACCGCAGATGCCATTATCAAACTGATTTACACGCTGCGAAAGGCACACCGCACTGGCGCGAAGTTCATGATGAACAACAACAGCCTGTTTGCCATCCGTCTGCTGAAAGACACCGAGGGTAACTATCTGTGGCGTCCGGGGCTGGAACTGGGGCAGCCGTCCTCTCTGGCGGGTTACGGTATCGCTGAAAACGAACAGATGCCGGATATTGCCGCTGATGCGAAAGCCATTGCATTTGGTAACTTCAAACGGGGTTACACCATCGTTGACCGTATCGGTACCCGCATTCTGCGTGACCCGTACACCAATAAACCGTTTGTCGGTTTTTATACCACCAAGCGCACCGGCGGCATGCTGGTCGATTCGCAGGCCATCAAACTGCTGAAGATTGCAGCGGCGTAATCATTCAGGGGGCGCAGAAGTGCGCCCCCTGTTCTGACAGGTGAAAGAATCATGATCCTGAAACAAGATCTGAAATGGTCACCGGACGGTATGCGTGTTGAGATTATTCGGGCCGGTGAGTATGAAGATAAAGAATTACCCGAACGGGTACGCGAAATTGCCACTGCAGCTGGGATTGTCTCTGATAAGAGAACACCTGTTGCGCGGGGGGCTGATAAGTCTAAAAAACAGCATTCATAGAGGTTGCCCAAATGATGCCCACTCTGGAAGAGCTTCGTGTTCAGTGCCGGATTGATGATGACAATGAACAGGAGAATTCTCTTCTTATGATGTATCTGGCTGCTGCCAGGGAAGAGGCTGAAAAGTTTTTAAACCGGGCGCTTTACGATGAAACTGTTTCTGAGCAGGATACGACCGGGCTTGTAATAACACCTCTGATAAAACTGCGTCTTATGCAACTGGTTGGCTACTGGTACGAGAACAGGGAAATGCAGGATGCAGTGCCTGATTTTTTCTATACCGGACTGCGGATGTATCGATTTCATCCCGGAACATAGGAGGATTCATGCAGGCAGGAAGATTACGTGATCGTGTGGTTATTCTGAATGCCACCACCGTTCGGTCTCCGTCAGGGCACCCTGTGGAAACAATGACGGAGGGGGCAACCATATGGGCAGAAGTTAAGGGGATCAGTGGCAGGGAGAGAATATCCGGAGGCGCAGAAACTGCTCAGGCTACAGTGAGGGTCTGGATGAGATTCCGGCGAGATGTAACAGCAACTTCATGTCTGAAAGTGCTGACTGGTGCATTCAAAGGCGCGATTCTGAGTATAGACGGTCCGCCGATACCGGATGCTCGTGCCACACGGATTGAGATACTCTGTTCTCAGAAGGGGAATGTGTGATGGATTTCAGTCTTGATTTTTCAGGTCTGGCGGATATTGCACGGGATCTGGAGACGCTCAGCAGGGCAGAAAACAATAAGGTACTGCGCGATGCCACCCGTGCCGGTGCTGAAGTTATGCGGGATGCAGTTGTTGAACGTGCGCCGGAACGAACCGGGAAACTGAAGAAAAATGTGGTTGTTCTCACTCAGCGTTCAAAGCGTCGGGGGGAAATTATCTCGGGTGTCCACATTCGTGGACGGAACCTGCGAACTGGAAACAGTGATAACAGCATGAAAGCCAGTGATCCCCGAAATGCGTTTTACTGGCGCTTTGTGGAGCTGGGAACGATAAACATGCCCGCGCATCCGTTCATTCGCCCGGCTTTCGATACGACAGAGGAACTGGCAGCACAGATTGCCATACAGCGAATGAATCAGGCTATTGATGAGGTCTTAAGTAAATGAGGGAGACCACACTGTATTCCCTGCTGTCTCAACTGGCCGGAGGACAGGTTTATCCTTATGTGGTCCCGCTGACGGAGGGAAAGCCTGCGGTATCTCCGCCATGGCTGGTATTTTCTGTGGTGTCAGACACTGCATCTGATGTGCTTGATGGTCAGGCTGAATCCAGAATTACCGTGCAGATCGATGTCTGGGCAACAGTACCTGATGACGCAGATGATATCCGTGAGCAGGCGCTTGATGCGGTAAGGCAACTTGCACCCTCCGTTATTTCTAAAACTCAGGGTTATGATCCTGATTCCCGTCTGAGCAGAGCCACGCTTGAATTTCAGGTAATAGCCTGAGGTCGTTAATGATTTTACCCACCCGCCGCTGGCGGGTTTTTTATTTTCAGGAGACGAGTATGTCCTCTAATTTTGAGCGTTCGCAACTGACGAAAATTATGATTTCGTCTGCACCGGTAACAGCAGAAACCCTGGATTCTGCCAGCTATCTTGGCCTGAGCTGTACAATCAAAGAGGTGCAGTTTACCGCAGGACAAAAGCAGGATATTGATGTCACCACGCTGTGTTCTGTTGAGCAGGAAAATATTAACGGCCTTGGTGCCGCGTCAGAGATTTCCATGTCAGGCAACTTTTACCTCAATGCTGCCCAGAACGCGTTGCGCAGTGCCTATGACAATGACACCACGTATGGCTTTAAAGTTATTTTTCCGTCAGGCAACGGATTTACCTTTATGGCAGAGGTGCGTCAGCATACCTGGTCTGCAGGAACTAATGGTGTTGTGGCTGCAACGTTTTCCCTGCGCCTGAAAGGTAAACCTGTGCTGACGACAGAGCCGCTGAAAGTGAAGGTCGATTTAAACAGCACGCTGCAGGTTTCTGCCGGAGCGAAACTCGAAATGGTGGTTGAGGCTGCCGGTGGTGTGCCGCCTTATTCTTATGTCTGGAAGAAAGGTAGTTCTCCTGTTTCCGGACAGACGGCGGCAACATTCAGTAAGGCATCAGCAGCATCAGGTGATGCCGGTGCGTATACCTGCGAGATTTCTGATTCAGCAAGCCCTGTTAACAAGGTGACCTCCACTTCCTGCACTGTTACCGTCAGTTAATGAGGATAGATGTGATGACTAAAAATATCCGCAATCTAGCACTGGCAACGATGTCGGGGTTTCGCCATAAAACTGTTGATGTGCCTGAATGGGAAGGGGCAACGGTTGTATTACGGGAACCTTCTGCAGAAGCCTGGTTGCGCTGGCAGGAGATCGTTAAAGCAAAAGATGATGAGACACCGTTATCCGTTGCGGAGCGCGCCCGCCGAAATCTGGAGGCAGATGTTGAACTGTTCATTGATGTTCTGTGTGATACCGGACTGCAACCTGTATTTTCAGAGGATGATCGTGAACAGGTGATTGCCGTGTATGGCCCGGTGCATGCGCGGCTTCTTCGGCAGTCTCTGGAACTGATCAGTGATGCCGGCGAGGTTAAAAAAAAGTAGAGCTTCCGGGGATGCGTTTTCTGATGATGCTGGCGCTCAGGATGGGGCGCACATTGTCAGAGTTACGCCGGGAAATGTCCGCATCAGAAATCATGATGTGGGCAGAATTTGACAGGTTCAGCCCGCTGGGGGACGAACGGGCTGATATCCGGGCTGCCCAGATTGTTTCAGCTGTTTACGGTGCGCAGGGGGTCAAAGTGCCACTGAATGATGCGCTTCTTCAGTGGGAGAAGGAGCAGACAGAAGGCGTATCAGATCCATTTGCCGGACTGGAAAACGCGCTTTTAATAGTGTCTCAGTGAGTCAACATAACCGCTTCGGCGGTTTTTTTTCGTCCGGAGAATGAGTGTGGCGACATTACGTGAACTGATTATTAAAATCTCGGCAAATTCCCGGTCATTCCAGTCAGAGATCTCCCGGGCTTCGCGTATGGGGCAGGATTACTACCGTACCATGCAGAACGGAGGCCGGCAGTCCGCTGCTGCATCCCGTGAAATGCGGCGTGCACTGGCAGAAGTGACGGATCAGATAAATACAGCTAAATCTTCGGCACTGAATATGGCGGGGGCATTTGCCGGGGCTTTTGCTACCGGTCATCTTATTTCTCTCGCCGATGAGTGGAATTCAGTAAATGCCCGTCTGAAGCAGGCCTCACAGTCCAGTGATGATTTTCAGGTATCACAACGTGAATTAATGGCGATCAGCCAGAGAACGGGGACGGCGTTTTCTGATAACGCCAGCCTTTTTGCCCGTTCTGCAGCTTCCATGCGGGAGTATGGTTACAGTTCTGAGGAGGTACTGAAAGTCACCGAGGCGATCTCCACGGGCCTGAAATTATCCGGTGCCAGTACAGCAGAAGCCAGTTCGGTGATCACGCAGTTCAGTCAGGCACTGGCGCAGGGAGTGCTGCGCGGTGAAGAGTTTAACTCGGTGAATGAGAACGGCGATCGTGTTATTCGTGCGCTGGCTGCGGGAATGGGGGTTGCCCGTAAGGATCTGAAGGCCATGGCGGATAACGGAAAACTGACCGCCGATAAGGTTGTTCCTGCACTGATTAGTCAGCTTGGGGCATTACGTGATGAATATGCGGCAATGCCTGATACGGTTTCATCCTCTGCAACCAAAGTTGAAAACGCCTTTATGGCCTGGGTTGGTGGTGCGAACGAGGCAAGCGGAGTGACGAAGACGCTCTCCGGTGTGCTGAATGGTATTGCAGGCAATATTGACACTGTGGCAACCGCTGCCGGTGCTCTGGTTGCCGTCGGGGTAGCCCGATATTTTGGCAATATGGCGTCTTCTGCTGGATCTGCAACTGCCGGATTAATTACTGCAGCCAGAAACGAAGTGGCTCTTGCGGAAGCGCAGCTCCGGGGGACACAGATAGCAACAGCCAGGGCGCGTGCGGCGGTTTATCGTGCGCAACAGGCGGTTGTTGCTGCTCGCGGTACCGAAAGGCAGGCAGCCGCAGAAGCGAAACTGGCTGCTGCCCAGGCGTCACTTACCCGTAATATTGCGGCCAGAACAGCGGCACAGACAACGCTAAATACTGTCACGTCAGTGGGGAGTCGTCTGTTAAGTGGTGCGCTGGGGTTGGTTGGTGGTGTGCCGGGACTCGTCATGCTGGGGGCGACGGCCTGGTACACGATGTATCAGAATCAGGAGCAGGCCAGAGAATCTGCACGCCAGTATGCCGCAACAATCGACGAAATTCGCCAGAAAACGTCGGCAATGTCGCTTCCTGAAGCGTCAGATAATGAGGAAAAGACGCGGCAGGCACTTGATGAGCAAAACAGGTTAATTGACGAGCAGAAAAGTAAGATTAAATCCTTACAGGAAAAAATTGCTGGCTATCAGTATGTGCTGGCAAACCCGGGCTGGACAACCGATAACGGTTTTATGATTAACCACATGACGTCGGTAAAAACTGTCACAGAAGGGCTTGCAGAAGCAACAAATCAACTGGCAGTTGAACAGTCCCGTCTCACACAAATGCAGGGCAAAGCGGAATCCATTCAGGATGTGCTTGCCGGGCTGGAGGAGCGACGGGTGGCGTTGATCCGTCAACAGGCAGCGGAACAAAACAAAGCGTATCAGTCCCTGTTGATCATGAATGGGCAGCATACCGAGTTTAATCGCCTTCTCGGGCTCGGTAATGAATTACTTCAGCAGCGACAGGGGATGGTGAATGTACCGTTACGGCTACCACAGGCAACCCTGGATGATAAACAGCAGACAGCACTGAATAACAGCGAGCGCGAACTGGCTCTGTCCCGCCTGAAGGGGGAAGCCCGTGAGCGTGCCCGCCTGGGTTATGCTGCGGATGATCTCGGCTTTGTGGGAGAGGCGTATCAGACAGCCAGACAGAATTATATCAATAACTCACTGGATGCCTGGCGAAATAACCAGGCAAATAAACCAAAAGCGCATAAAAAGACCGAAGCTGAAAAAACAGAAGATATTTATAAACGGCTGATTAAACAGCAAAAAGAACAAATAGCACTGGCAGGGCAGAATACTGAACTGGCTAAGATGAAATATCAGGTCAGTCAGGGCGAATTATCAACCCTGTCAGAAGCGCAGAAAAAAACGCTTTTGCAGAATGCAGCACTCATCGACCAGAAAAAGATTCGTGAGCAGCTTGCTGCGTATGAGAGCAGTCTGGCGGACAGTAATGCCAGTGCCCGGGCATCTGACGAAGCGCAGTTGCTGGGATATGGTGAAGGCTCACGGATGCGTGAACGACTCCAGGAAATGTGGAGTATCCGGCAGGCGTTTGAGCAGAAAAATAACGAGCTGCTGAGACAGTATCAGGCCGGAGAAATTGAAGAAGCCCTGTGGAAACAGGAGAAAGAACTGAATAAAAAATATCTGGAAGAGCGTCTCAGCGATCAGCAGGATTATTATGCAAAGGCCGATGCTTTACGTAATAACTGGAATGCCGGACTCCAGGAGGGACTGACCAACTGGGCAGACAGTGCCACCGATTATGCTTCACAGGCGGCAGATGCTGTCGTTTCCACGATGGACGGGCTGGTATCAAATATTTCCGATGCACTGGCCGGGAATGTTGTGGACTGGAGGAACTGGGGGAGTTCAGTTCTCCGGGAAGTTTCAAAAATTCTGATGAATGCAGCCATTGTTAACGGACTGAAATCACTCTCCGGTGCCGGAGGGTGGCTTGGTACGGTCGGCGGATGGATTTCGGGGGCAGTGGCAAACGCAAAAGGTGGTGTTTACACATCGGCAAATCTGAGTGCTTACAGTAACACTATTGTGGATACACCGACGTATTTTGCTTTTGCGAAAGGTGCCGGGTTGATGGGCGAGGCCGGGCCTGAAGCAATCATGCCACTGACACGGGCAGCGGACGGCTCTCTTGGGGTCAGGGCCATTGGAAATGTGAATGGTGGCGGTGGATTTGTTTATTCTCCCGTGTATCACATCAGCATTCAGAATCAAGGGAGCAATGGCGAGATAGATGCGCGCTCAGCCAGGGGACTGGTGGATCTGATCGACAGCAGGGTTGTGTCAATTATGCAGTCATCGCGTCGGGATGGAGGATTGTACAGTGCCTGAGCCTGAAGTTTTTAACTGGATCCCCCGTGAGGGGATGGAGACGACACGAAAGCCATCAGTTATTACGGTAAAGTTTGGTGACGGATATGAACAGCGACGGGCTGGTGGTCTGAATGCGGATCTGAAAACGTTTAAACCGGTATTTCGTGTCACAGATGAATATTCCCGTGCCGCGCTGGACAGTTTTTTATCCCGTCATGCCGGGATTTGTGCTTTTTTGTGGCGTCCGCCAAAACACAACAGGACTGTCCGGGTTGTCTGCAGGGAGTGGAGCATTTCGGATAATGCCATGTATACCGATTTTAACTGTACCTTTGAAGAGGTCACTCACTGATGCAGGATATACAGCAGGAAACACTCAATGAGTGCACTAAAACGGAGCAATCCGCGCTGGTCGTGCTCTGGGAAATTGATCTGACAGAGGTCGGCGGAGATCGTTATTTCTTCTGTAATGAGCAGAACGAAAAAGGTGAACCAGTCACCTGGCAGGGGCGGCAGTATCAGGCCTATCCCATTCAGGGAAGCGGATTTGAGATGAACGGCAAAGGAGCCAGTGCAAGGCCAACGCTGAAAGTCTCTAATCTGTACGGCATGGTCACCGGGATGGCGGAAGACCTGCAGAGTCTGGTCGGC